GCTTTGGAAGTCCGCCTTCCAGCATGTTAGGAATAACGACAAACTTTACGTTTTGAATGGTTGCGCCATTTAAGCCGCTACCCGCGATAGGCTTGTAGTTAACATAGAACTGATTGGTGATTTTTTCTTCGGCCATCAATTGGCGCTGTCCGGCTGCAGAAATAGCACAGGTAACCATGCCTCTGTCAGCAGAATTTTCGGCCAGGAAGAATATCATTTCTTCGAATTTAGCAAAGGTAAAGCCTGTACCGCCATCTAAAATAACATTGGCTGTAGCAGAAGCATCTAAAGCATCAATACGGATTTGATCGCGTCGACGTTTGATAGCCTTTACGCAACCATCAGCAATTTCTCGCGCTGGAGCGAAGTTAACGTCGGTTTCTTCAAAAATATTGACGAAATCAGGCGCAGACCATGGTTGCAAGGTAGCCAAAACGGGTTCGAATACCATGTTTAATGGATTCAAAGCTGCCTGAGGGGCCTTTTGTGTTGCAACAATTTGACTGGATTTACGGAATTGTTCGATGTTACCAATAACGCCAGTTCTTTCACGGAACGTAGCGTCTAATAAACCACCGGTTGATTGGAAAACGGCATGCACGTAGGCATCATATTCTATCTGTTTGACTAAGGTAATATCCACGAGGGTTACTCCATACAATAAAAACTAGTTAATTTCTATCATTTGGTGTGCGTGGACGGTGTTACCAGTATCGTCGACCGAATCTTAAGCGGTATCCGGTAAAGGGCGCTCGTTAAATCAAAGGATAAGCGCCCCCAGGGTAAGTGTCAACCGCCACCCTCTCGGGTGACTGCTCTAGCCATTCTAGCGCTAAAATCACGCTGGTAAGCTTTGTCAGTATCGTAGCGCTTAATGTTTTTAACGAGTTCTTGTCGCAGTGCTTTTACGTCCTCAAAGCTATTCGCCATATTCATACTATTGCTCGTTGGAACTTGCGACATATGCGTATGAGCCATCATGCGATTAAAAACCTGTAAGTCCTCAGCAGACTTTACCCACTCCTTAACGACCTCGCCTTCCTCAGGCTTTAAATAATTTTTGGTCCAGTTTTTGAACTCGACCAGTTGCCTTTCGCCATCTTTCCCAAGTCGTTTAACTTGTTCTTCGAGATGCATATTATTTTCAGTTTCAGATGCGCTGGCGAGGCGTCCGATAAACTTATTAAAGCCTTCTTGGCTCATGTTAAGCTCTTTGGCTACGGCGGTCATTTCATTCAATAGAAGCGTATCGCCTTCAATCTCTAAAGATGAGACATCATAAGCTTCTGGAGCACCTGTAAAGCCACCTAGGCGTTTTTCGAGCTCAGAGTAGGCCTTTCCTAGGTCTGATGCTTTGTGGAACTTTCCGGGCATCCAGTCGGGCCTATTTCCTTGACCAGGTGTGTTCTCATCTAGATACCAATCTGGCGTATTACTCGCCGGTGGGGGTGCAGATTCAATCGAACCATTTTCTGCGGCTGTTGCTGTTTCAGATACTACTGGCGCATATTGATTGTCGGTCATAAAGCTCCTGGTTTTTGTGCTTCGTTGATTATTCTTCTAATCTTTACAATGAAATCGTTCACGGCGCTCCTAGCATATCCTGTGCCCTCTGGTGCCCCAATCGGGCAAACAGATTGCCTTAGATGTAAGTCTTCCCATCTGTCCAATAGTTGCAATCCATGAGGTGTAGCAAACACTGTAACAACAAGCCCTTTCGTTTCTTCGTCGAATTGCTTTCTAAAGCTATCGATTATCTTGCGTTGATTGAAAGGGTCAACTTGTTGGGCAAACGGATCGGTCATCATTGTTGCTGGGCTTCCATCTGTTGCTGCTCTTGTTGTTCGCGTATCTCTTGTGATTTCTCGATTACTTTCATTAATTGCGCTTCATCTTTAACCATCTCTAGATTCACATTTAGCATCTTGGCTGCCCAGAAAGAGAGCTTTTCGGTGTTGTAGAACCCGCTTGCAGCTTCAGGGCCGTACAATGCTTGGATGAATTGGATATGTTGTTGCAGCTCAAGCACTTCTTTTTGACCTTGTGAAGTTACCAATGGCGTATCGAATGTTACATCGATGATTTCGCCATCGACCTCGATATCGTCCCATAGGCCAAACTGGCGAAGGATATCGATGCAGGTTTTTACCAGCGGCTCAAAAAATTCATTCTGTATGCGCGAATCTTTCGCAGAGCGATTCTCCCGATTTCTTTGGTCGCGTTGGAGAATTTCTGTAGCGGTTGCTTTTGGATCGTCGACCGCTGGGAACGGATTGACTGACATAATATTATTGACTTGCGTTCGGAGCTCATCGAGCACCAGCATTCCCCACTGGATATCACCCGCCGCTGGCACAGGTTGCAATGGCCACGTTCCTGCGGCCGTTGGAGAGCATGCAAGTATAGTATTTGGCACCATTTTAAAATTGTACGGATTAAATACGCCATCGTCGAAACCCATGTACATTGGAAGCGCTCTAAAGTTAGCGCTGACTATTTCATCGTATAATGCTTGGTTTATGGTTCCTGCAGCTGCAACCGCATCCATGGCTGGTCCGCGACCGTAGGTTTCGCCAGCGAGTTTTTTAACCCGCCACCCAATGAAGTTTGAAAATCGTTGGGTTCGTTTATAACAAAGGGCGTGGGAATTGCTATCGATAACTCTGTATTGCCAGTTTTTCTTGTCGTAATCGTAGTACATGATTTCATATAAGGTGACGGTAAGCTCGTCATTCATATCCCTCGCTAGGTTATTAGGCTCTATGAAGCCTGGCCAAATTACCTTCGCATGGTGTAAATGCATGCGCGTATGGTCTCTAAAATATGCATCAAAGGTCCCGTAAGGGCCTTCCTCGGCATATACGCAATCAGGTGGATTGCTAGCAAATATCCATGGCTTGTCGATAGTTCCTGGATTGATGGTCATAAAGCCTGTCGACACTGCAGTATCGAAGAAGCACTCATGGACTATGTCTTGGAAGTTAGATTTATGAAGATATTTAAAAAATAAATCTGTTCGCTCTTGAAGCTTTTTATCAATCTCGTCGCGTTGCTCTTTGGGTATCTCTGTGCCTGAAACGAAACTTAGCCATTTCTTTCCTTTAGGGCATAAGGCGGTAACGATTTCATTGACCCAAGTATCTGTAGCATGAGCAAGCGTTAAATCGAACACATACCATGCGATATCCATTCCCTCAACGTTATAAGTGCCAGGGTTAGCACCAATAGGCCGCATATCGAATACATTGCGATTAGGCTGAGATAAGCGATAAGTTTTTTGGAACAGGTTTCCCCACATTTGTTTGCGGGTAACGGCTGCTTTTCGTCGTTTGATGAGACGGTCGATTTCATCCAATTGTAGTACTGCCGTAGGTTGTAGACTCGCCACCTTCGTTCTTGAAATAATTTGCAGCACGCTTAGAGCGCAGGCCTTTAATAGCTAGCTTTTGAGCTTTGGCTCTTTCTTTCTTTGTCTTTTCTTCTAGGCTTACACGGGCGGAGGTTGCTTCAGCGGCCAATGCATTAGCTTCGCCAATAGCTCTTTTAGCTGCAGACTTTCCTGAGCTGGGCAATATTTTCTCAACGCCCTTTACAGCCAAGCCAATAGGGGAGTACTTAAAGGCCTTTTTAGCTATTTTTTTTAAAAATCCCATAATATTTTTTCCTCAAATATCGATGTGGAATATAATTTCGTCCTCTTTATCGATAGGCCTTTTCTCCCTGCCTATCGCTACCTTGATTGTTTTAGTCTCAAGAATTCTTTGCGTTAGCTCCATCAGGTGTTGCTTCACTGTCTTGAATCGGATGGAGTTCTGCTCGAGTTTGCTTAACGACATTGTCGCCCTCCACGATGGCTAGGCAGTGCTGGCAGGTATAAGAATTAGCGCGCTTCCAATTAGTGCCCGAACGCCACTCGCTTACAACGAAGCAATGCTTTCCCGCGCAACAGTCTTTGCATTTGCTGACTTTATACATCACATGGGTCTCGGTACATAGCTAGTATGAATCAACCCTTTCTGTGCCTGTTCAACCGTTCCCATGCTCATAGGGCTTTGCGCTCCCTGGGAAACATATCCAACGCAGGTGCTCATTTTTGGACCGTTCACGACTCTGATAGCGCTCCAGCTGGCTCTATTTTTGACTAGCTTTAAAGTGTGTCTGTCTAGCTCGTCATCGGGGTTTAGCGCGATATGTAGATCGATTGCGCCGGCAAGCGAAGAAATGATGGTGTGAAAGGTAGGCCACAAATCATAACCAGCATCGGATATTAAGCCTTGTAGCTTAAATTCGAGCTCTGCTCTGTTGCCATACATGAAGCCATGGCAGTTGGCGACTTCTGCAAGTTTCTTAGCTAAAACGTTTTGTTTGTGAAAATAGAATACTGACAACTGAAACATCCTTCGACAGTTGATTGATTTGACTAAGATATCAGCATGAATGATTTAACACAATTTCTAGATATAAGGCTTATTGCTTTGCACCCAGTTGGCGGCATCTAGCGCGTTTGTAAATCGTTTGGTAACGCCATCCATCGTGATTGAATAGGTAGAACGTGTTTCGGTTACTATGAACGGCACGCCACCGTAGATGCCATGCTTGGGCTTATTAGCCTCGCCTATAGGTGAAAAACTACTGAAGAAATGATCTAAATATCTTTCCTTGTAATCTCGGTAATCAGCCTTCTTTACTTGTTTGACGCTTACCATCATTCCATCCCTAGAATTGATTAAATGATCAGATTGGTATTTAATCGGCTAAACCTCAGTAGCGAGCTGAGGTCGCCTAACACATCAATCTTGAAGGAGACTGAAATGCGTGATGCCACTTTAAAGTATACCCCTCTTATCGGCAAGAAATTTGGTCGATTAACTATCCTTTCATTAAAGGAAGGTGGCCCAGGAATTCTCGCCCTATGTTTGTGTGATTGTGGCAATAAAACTACACCAAGAATCACTCATATTATTATCAATAGAACAACATCATGCGGCTGTATTCACGATCAAAGGATTGTTAATGCGTCCACAAAACATGGGCATGCAAAAAGAGGCCATTTGACTGCTGGTTATTGGAGTTGGGCAGGAATGAAAGCACGATGCCTTAATAAAAACAATAAAGCTTATAAATGGTATGGGAATATTGGGGTGACTATTTGTGACAGATGGCGCCATAGTTTTAAAAACTTTATTGAAGATATGGGCCAAAAGCCAAGCTTAAAGCACAGCATTGATAGAATTAATTGCAATGGGAATTATGAACCATCAAATTGCAAATGGGCTACCCCACAAGAACAAAGCACCAATAAACGAAGAAGATGTAATGGTTAGCTGGCTATCACCATATAAGGCTACCAAACAAATTGCTTATCTCTATTTGTTTTTTGAGTCCTTCCTGGTCGTAGACTGAGAGGTATCCTAATGCGCCGGTTTGCAGTGCATCAGCTCCATGAGTTGCAGTATTTCGCTTAGGCTGCATGCTGTAAACCCCATTTTTTTCATCAAACTCCGAATGATATTCAGAAAGGTGCTTTAATCCCATGTAGCATTTTTTTTCATCAAAGCATAGTTTCTTGAAGAGATGTCGAACGGCAAATATGCCGTGTATCTTTTGTGCTGGCCTTTGAACTGTTCTAAATAAAATCCCCATTTCTCTTGCGGCATCCTTTCTAGATTTTCCAGCTATCAATTCTCTATTTTCTATATCATGCGGTGCAAAATGTGTTGAATATCTTCCACCCCAAGTCTTAAGTTTATCTTTCAATACAGTGCAATAAAATTCCATTGATTTTTCACGGTTTTCATAATAATCAATCATCACAATTCTATCTTCATGACGCTGGAAGAACCATATAGCGAAATCATCTGAGAACCCGAGATCTGATGAGGTATAGATTGGTAACATTGGATTAAACGGGAAATGACCTATGCGGCCTTCTTTTTTAGCAGCATTCAATTGATCGGTGTAATAAGCCCCGCGTAAAGCGGCCGTAAACGATCCAAAGTATTCTTGTTGAATAAGCGACTCATCCATTCCAGCGCGCCGCTCTGCCTCTATATCTTCTTCTGTTAGTAATGGATTGCCAAAGTTATCTACCGTGTCATTAATAGTTAGATTGGTGACGAAATATTCTGGATCATCAATGTGCTCATCGTAAAGCGTCTTAAAATGATTATATGCCCTTGGCGTTCCTACGTAATAGGATACACCATGGTTACGCCTAATCATTGGCCTGAGCGCATCTACGGCCGATGGATTAGAGTTTTGAAACTCATCGTAGGTTACCCAGCAGATATCCATCCCTATTAATCTTTTGTAGTTATCCGAACCGGCGACATATATAACGCTGCCATTTATCAATGTGATTTTCTGTTCGCTATGATTAATACCTGACACCAACTGAACGGGCAACCTATCCAATAGTTTGATACCTTCCTCCCCAACAGTATCCCAGATAACGCGTTTGCTTTGGCTGTAAGTAGGTAAAAGATGCGCATAAATTCCTCTTCGACACATTGCGGCGCAAAACATTATCATAAAAGCTTCGATGCTTTTTCCCGCTCTACGATGACACAGCCGAATAAAATTCTTGATTCCTTTTTTAAAATAAGCATCAAAAAGCACTTTTTGATGTGGCCGGAGTGTTATGCAATCACTTAACTTGATTATCATGTTGTAGCTCTTTGACATCAGTTTCAAGTTGATAGCATTCAGCATCAACTGCTATAGCGTTCATGGGTGAAGCTATCTTTTCTTCTAATCGCTTGTAGATGTCTTGGAGCATGTCATAGCTGTTCTTGTCATCGTTATGGCCAAATCTGCCCGCCATAATCCATTTGTAAAGCGACACGTTGAAATTGGTTGAGCCTTCTTCCTTCGAGGAGTGCGTAACAAGGTAGTCTCTCGCTTGCTGTATCCACCACCCTTCAGCCCAGACTTTGCCCGTTACTCTCGCTTCCATCATCGTAGGATACCTTTGACAATATTGGTAAAAGGCCGTTTTGCAAATGCGTTCATTGCGACAAAACTCGGGTACAGAGCCACCTTCTCTTGCGTGTTCTAACCATCGGCCGGCCATCCCGGCATCATATTTTGTAGTAGTTTTACGATTAACTGTCATCCATTCCCCGTGCGTTCCATAATGGTATAAGATCTCAAAGCATACAGTAGGTTAATCATCTAAGTGAATTCATGGATTACAACTGACATCCCGTATTCAACGAGCAAAGCGTCCATCGCAACCTTAAAAGCTGCCTTGGCTTGCTGTTGGTCTGCAACGTGGCTAATCGCTTTGTAGTGCATTCGCATGTAATCAAGGGCTAGGCTGCAGGTTACGTAAACAGACTCCTCTGTCGTCTTGCAGTAGCCTAGAATGCCACGTAAAAAGGCATTCTTATTGTTCTCCATACGTATATCGAGCTCGTGCTGTCGGTGCGGGTTCATCATGAAATCGTCCATCCCTCATGTTCTGACACTTTATTCCCCTTTTCTCTAACCTTTCATTTATCATCGAAGTTAATTTCATTACTTTGTTATAACATAATGAATCACCCCCATTGGGGAGCTCTTCGTTGTAGCTCACTACGTGATCTACTGGTTGTCTGGCTCTAGTCAAGGTCGTTTACTCTCATCATCCCTGTGCGACTTAGCATCACGTCCATGTCTGCAGTTAGCTGCTCGATGTCGCTCTCTAGAAAATCAATTCGCCTATGCAGGTCGCTGATGTAACCTTCGAGCTTTGTGCCAATGTAATGCCTGAATTCCTTATCTGACATACTAACATCAATCATAATATGGCTGTCCCCATTTCGGTTTGCTAGAAATGACTTGAGCAATCGGCTTCTCGACTTTCAAATATTTTTGAATGAGAGCCGCTTCTCGTCTCCCATATTCCGACGTAGCGTCATAAAATTCAATGGTGCTCATGTCTCCCTTCACTGGATAGCCCCTCCCAGCTGCTTGTAGTTCAGCTTTAGCGCGCTCAATTGCCAAACCTCTCTTTTCTTGGGCATCGAAAGCATTATCAAAGCTCGATGGTTTAAGCTCTTC